TACTATTTCTTCTGGACAGAGCACAAAGGTAATTATCGTTTCTACCCCTAGGGGTATGAATCACTTCTACCGCATGTGGCATGATGCGGAGAAAGGTAAGAATGAATATGTACCAACAGACGTTCACTGGTCTGAAGTTCCTGGTCGTGATGAAGCATGGAAAGAGCAAACCATCGCCAACACTTCAGAACAACAATTCAAGGTTGAGTTTGAATGTGAATTCTTAGGATCAGTTAATACTCTAATTAACCCAGCAAAATTAAGGAATCTTGTTTATGAGGATCCAATAAAAAGAAATGCCGGACTTGATATTTACGAAAATCCAAGAGAAGAACACAATTATCTTATTACTGTAGACGTTGCTCGTGGTTTGGGTAATGACTACTCAGCATTTATTGTTTTTGATATTACAGAGTTTCCATATAAGGTAGTAGCAAAATATAGAAACAATGAAATAAAGCCAATGCTATTTCCGAATATTATTCATGAAGTAGCGAAAGCATACAATGATTCTTGGTTATTGATAGAAGTTAATGATATTGGAGATCAAGTAGCAAGTATTCTTCACTTTGACTTAGAATATGAAAATGTACTCATGTGTTCGATGAGAGGACGTGCTGGTCAAATAGTTGGATCTGGATTTAGTGGTAAAAAATCTCAACTTGGTGTGAGAATGACTTCCGCAGTTAAGAAGTTGGGATGTTCGAATTTAAAAACTTTATTGGAAGATGATAAACTACTTACAATTGATTATGAGATCATATCCGAGTTAACAACGTTTGCTCAAAAACATAATTCCTTTGAGGCAGAGGAAGGTTGTAATGACGACTTAGCAATGTGCCTTGTTATTTTCTCTTGGTTAGTTGCTCAGGATTACTTCAAAGAAATGACGGACAATGATGTTCGAAAAAGAATTTATGAAGAGCAGAAAAATCAAATTGAACAGGATATGGCTCCATTTGGATTTATTTTAAATGGTGTAGATGATGAAGGTGGATTTGTAGATTCAAATGGAGATCGTTGGTATTCTGATGAATATGGTGATAGATCTTACATGTGGGATTACCGCTAATGGATATAGATGACCAAATAAATCTAGAGCACTTATTGTTTAAAGAACGAACGTGTCGTATTTGTGGCGAGAAAAAAGACTTGATAAATGATTTTTATCTCACAAGAAAGAGTAGAAAAGGATTTCCATCATCATACTCATATGAGTGTAAAGAATGTACTATATCACGAACAACTAGGAACAGAAATATAAAAAAATCTGTTGGATGGGAATATCCTGACTGGTAAGGTGTGCTCATGCACAGCTTCCCCATTTAAAATAATCATTTTAATAAATATTTCTAGAATAATTCTGGACTTGTAGGAGAGTATTAAGATGCCACTAAATTTAGCATCTCCTGGAATTGTAGTACGAGAAGTTGATTTAACAGCAGGTAGAGTCGATCCAACCTCCGATAAAATTGGTGCTATTGTATCACCATTTGCAAAGGGTCCTGTTGAAGAACCAATTCTGGTAGGCAATGAGCAGGAGCTTTTAGCGAATTTCGGAAATCCATACGCTATCGATAAGCATTACGAGAACTGGTTAACAGCTTCTTCATACTTAGCATATGGTGGTTCTTTAAGGGTTGTAAGAAGTGATAACGCTTCTTTAAAAAACGCTTTTGTAGGATCTGCATCAAGCATCAAGATCAAAAGTTATGAAGATTATGTAAATCTTGGATACGATGAGAATACCATCAGTGGCGTAACAATTGCCGCAAGAAATCCAGGATCTTGGGCAAATGGAATCAAAGTAGCAGTTATTGACGGCAAAGCAGACCAAATCCTGAGTGGAGTTGGAACTGGAGTCGCAGCTGGAGTAAGCATTGCAGTTGGAATGGGTGTTACCCAGGCAATCTCTGCAACTCTTCCTGGTGCTGGAACAACTAGTGTTTTAGATGGTTACTTAAAAGGTGTAGTTACAGACAAAGGAACCAACTACATTTCTGTAAAGGTTGTCAGTCACGTATCGGCAGCAGGAACAGAAACTGCAGTTGATTATCAGCAAAGTGGAATTTATGCATTCTCTTCTGCTGGATCTGTTGCTATTCACACAGCAGGTAGTTCAACCTCGTTTGGTACAACTTCATATACTGCTAGACAAGATTGGTTCGATCAACAAACCATCACTCTAACCAATTCAACAGTAAATTGGAATAGTCTCGCAGATCGTCCTGGTACTTCTGCATATGCTGCAGCAAGAAATTCAAGATTTGACGAAGTTCACGTTGTAGTATTCGACGACAACGGTTCTATCACTGGAAACGCTGGTACAATTCTTGAGAAGCATACATCACTTTCAAAAGCAACTGATTCTGAGTTTTCTGTAGGAAGTCCTTCTTACTGGAGAAAGTATCTATCAGAAAATTCTTCATATATCTTTGCTGGTGGAGCTCCTTCTGGAATCACCACAACTTCTAACTTTGGTTCATCATTCACTCTAGTATCCGATACCTCTTGGGACCAGGCAACTTCTGGAATCACATTTGGTGCATCTGGTGCAGCGACTTATACTCTTGCAAATGGACTTAACTACGAAGGGAAAGTTGGTTTAACAACCGCTGGTGGTCTAACATCAACACTTTCAGATCTGTCTACTGGTTATAGTTTATTTGAAAATACTGAAGAGTATGATGTAGATTTCCTACTCATGGGTTCTGCAGGTTATGATAAAGAAATTGCACAGGCTCTAGCAAGTAAGTTAATCAGTGTTGCTGATTTGAGAAAGGATGCTATTGCATTCATCTCACCATACAGAGGAGGTCTCTTAACTGAGTCATCCACAGATTCATACACACTGAAGGATGCAGCAACTATTACTGATAACTTAGTCAGTTACTATTCAGCGATTCCATCGTCGTCTTATGCAGTATTCGATAGCGGATACAAGTATATGTACGATAGATTTTCTAATACTTTCAGATATGTTCCACTGAACGGAGACATCGCTGGTCTGTGTGCTAGAAATGATACCGTTAACTTCCCATGGTTCTCACCAGCAGGAACAACTAGAGGTGCTATCCTAAATGCAGTAAAACTTGCATATAATCCAACAAAAGCACAAAGAGATCGTTTGTATTCAGAGAGAATCAACCCTGTTGTATTCTCCCCTGGTTCTGGAATCATCTTGTTCGGTGATAAGACTGGACTTGCTAAGGCATCTGCATTCGACAGAATCAACGTTCGTAGATTGTTTGTCTACATTGAAGATGCTATTCAGGCAGCAGCAAAAGATGTAATGTTTGAATTCAATGATCCTCTAACTAGAAGTGGATTCATCAATACTGTTGAACCATTCCTAAGAGATGTTCAGGCGAAGAGAGGAATTCAAGATTTCCGTGTTATTTGTGATGAAACTAACAACACAGCAGCAGTGATTGATAGTAATGAATTTGTTGCTGATATTTACATCAAACCAAATAGATCAATTAACTTCATTGGACTGACTTTCGTGGCCACCAGAACTGGTGTGTCATTTGAAGAAGTAATTGGTAACGTTTAATTCAAAAGAGGTAAAATCCAATGACAACTTTACGTACAATTACAGGATTTAAATCCGCACTTGCTGGGGGCGGCGCTAGACCCAATCTATTTGAAGTTTCAATTCCTTCATTCCCAACTGCTGCTGGGACTAGCACCTGGTCAACAACTGGTGATGCTAATGAAGCTGGTTTGTTTAAGTTCTTATGCAAAGCTGCTGCATTACCAGCATCCAACGTTGCTCCAGTAGACGTTCCTTTTAGAGGACGTATTCTAAAAGTTGCTGGCGAAAGAACGTTTGATACCTGGACAGTTACAGTTATTAACGATGAAAACTTCAAGATTAGAACTGCTTTTGAAAAGTGGATGAACGGAATCAGCAAGTTGGATAACGCAACTGGTGCTTCCAATCCTTCTTCCTATATGGCGGATGCATTTGTCTATCAACTTGGTAGAGGTGCTGGAACAATTGAATCTACAACAAACAGCACTAGTGCAAATGGAACTAATGTTCAAGCACTAAGAACATACAAGTTCTTTGATATTTTCCCAACCAATATCTCCCAGATTGATCTTTCATATGATACCACAGATACTCTTGAAGAGTATACTGTTGAATTCCAAGTTCAATACTGGACTGCTGGTGCTTCATCTAATGGCGAAACAACTGACGTTACTATTAGTTGATAAATAGTCAATAACAGTTAAAACAATTATAAAATGGCGAAACTTTTTGGGTTTTCTATTGATGCATCAGAAGAAAAGTCCAAGTCAATAATATCCCCCGTCCCCCCTAACAACGAGGACGGGGTTGATAATTTTATTGCTAGTGGATTTTATGGGCAGTATGTAGATATTGAAGGTGTCTATAGAACAGAACATGATCTAATTAAAAGATATCGTGAAATGGCGTTACACCCTGAGTGTGATAACGCCATTGAAGATGTTGTTAATGAAGCAATTATTAGTGACCTATATGATTCACCAGTTGAAATTGAATTATCAAATTTGAATGCTAGTGATAAAATAAAAAATATTATAAGAAACGAATTTAGATATCTCAAAGAACTTTTAGACTTCGATAAGAAGTCGCACGAAATTTTTAGAAATTGGTATGTTGATGGAAGACTATATTATCACAAAGTAATTGACCTCAAGAAACCAGAAAGAGGAATTCAAGAACTGAGATATATCGACCCCATGAAAATGAGGTTTGTTCGTCAAGAAAAGAAAACTCCAAAGAATCAACAAATTGATTTAGGTAGAGTTGACGAAAACAGCAAAACATTTTATCCAGAAATTGAAGAATACTTCATCTATACCCCAAAACCAAATTATCCATTAGGAATGGTATCTGGTTCTGGTGGACAAAAAGGAGTCAGAATTGCTAAGGATGCAATCACTTATTGCACTTCTGGATTAGTTGATAGAAATAAGGGAACTGTTCTTTCATATCTCCATAAGGCAATTAAGTCTCTCAATCAACTCAGAATGATTGAGGATTCTTTGGTCATTTATCGTTTGTCCAGAGCACCAGAGCGTAGAATTTTCTATATTGACGTTGGTAATCTTCCCAAAGTAAAAGCGGAACAATATCTACGTGATGTAATGTCTCGTTATAGAAATAAGCTAGTCTATAACGCAGATACTGGTGAAGTTCGTGATGATCGTAAATTTATGTCCATGCTTGAAGACTTCTGGTTACCTAGAAGAGAAGGTGGTCGTGGTACAGAAATCACCACACTTCCTGGTGGACAAAACTTAGGTGAACTTGCTGATATTGAATATTTCCAAAAGAAACTTTATAGAGCACTCGGAGTTCCAGAGTCCAGAATTGCGAATGATGGTGGATTTAATCTTGGAAGGTCTTCAGAAATTTTAAGAGATGAACTCAAATTTACTAAGTTTGTTGGACGCTTAAGAAAGAGATTTGCTCAGATTTTCAACGATATGTTGAAGACTCAGTTAATTCTAAAAAATATTGTTACCCCAGAAGACTGGGAATACATGTCGGATCATATTCAATATGACTTCATGTATGATAACCAATTTGCAGAACTAAAAGAATCTGAGTTGTTGAATGAAAGACTAGGATTAGTTGCAACAATGGAACCATATATCGGTAAGTATTTCTCTGTCGATTATGTTCGCAGAAAAGTATTGAAGCAAACCGATAGTGATATTATTGAAATTGATGCTCAGATTGAAAAAGAAATTGCAGATGGTATTATTCCAGATCCAAGTTCAGTGGACCCAATAACTGGAGAACCTTTACCATCTGGTGGAGGTGAAGGAGATGTTTTAGGTGATGTGCCTATGGAACCAGACTTGGAAGCAGCGTCAGAAGTTACTGACGCTCAGGTTCAAAACGACACCAAAAAGGCGGAAATATAAATAAAATATACTGTTATATAAAATTTTTATGGAAAGCATTGTAGATTTGATTGCGACGGATTCTTCTGCTTCAGAAATTACTGATAAAATTAAAGAAGTTTTATTCAGCAAAGCATCTGAAAAAATAGAAGCAATTCGTCCGCAAGTTTCAGATTCTATGTTTGATTTTGAAGCAGAATCAGAGACGGAGGAGTGATGTCTAGAACTTTACTTTTAGCAGATGAAATAAATTTGCCCACATCAACAGGTACTGCAACTAGTTTTTCTAGTGCAACCGTTGTTCGTCTTGTTAACGATTCTTCTAGTGCTGCTTTAGTGACTGTTGTCGAAACTCAAAGTGGAACTGGCGTTGGTTCTATGACCATGCCTGGAAACACAGTAGAGTATCTCGAAAAGCAAGCATCGTATTGTGTTTTTGCTAGTTCCGCTGATGTAAAAGGCGCAAAAGTAGGATTTACCGGATAAAAAAATGAAATTAATCACAGAAGAAGTTACAAGCGTACAGTTTATCACTGAAGGCAAGGGAAGTTGTAAGAAGTGCTACATTGAAGGTGTTTTCCTTCAGGGTGGTATTCAGAATCGCAACGGTAGAATGTATCCTACCGAAACTCTTGCTCGTGAAGTAGGTCGCTATAACGAAAATTTCGTTATGAAAGGTCGTGCTCTTGGAGAACTCGGTCATCCTGATGGTCCTACCGTCAACCTTGATCGTGTTTCTCACAAGATTGTTTCTCTCACACAAGAGGGAAGTAATTTCAGAGGAAAGGCACAACTTCTCGAAACTCCTATGGGTAAGATCGCAAGATCACTTATCGATGAAGGAGTAATGCTTGGAGTTTCTTCTCGTGGTGTTGGATCTTTGAAAGAAGATCGTAA